ATGCCAGATAATATCGCTCGTTCTGCGGGTAAGTCTTGTAAAATCATAAATAAAAAAGTTTTTTTGTTGGTTTTGAAAAAGTGGTCATTTAAAAAGGTTGAATTTCCGTTTTTCTAATCACAAGCCTGTGATGAGCATTTGTTACATTTCCATCTTTTTATATCGTATACCACTGAAGATGAGACATCTTCTATGACCCCACAGGAGCGACATGCTATCTCTACGATATTCGAGGATCGTGTTCTGGGAGTGCGATCTAGACCTTTGTTCTCGTTGTCAGCTGCCGAAGCTTCTTGTAGCTCCTGTTTCTCAGCTGCCGTTAGCACGGTGTTTTTCATAAAATCATCAAATTTATTTGGTCTATCACCAGAAGTATCAACGGCACTACTTCTACACGCATCTCCTTTGTCATTTCCATAAGCTTTGGTGGATCTTTTAGATCGTGGAGGCTGTTTTTCCTTATTTTTACGTCGGGTTCCTTTTCCCCTTCTTCTTTTCTTTTTAGAGGAGTCAATGGGGTGAACCATTTCTTCTCCGGATTCACCCTCCTCTCCGACATTTCCGGAAGGACAATCGGGTCCGATTTCCTTCTCGGAATCGACTATAATTTCCATAAGTTCAGCTTTGGTAAGCCCTTTTAATAATCGTTTCAATTCTTCTTTTTTATTCATACCGCCTACCAGCTTTCGCCCTCTGAAGATTCAGAAAAAGATCTGCTAAATTTTTAATGGAGCTTGCAATATGGATAAGTCTATCCGCGCGTTGTTGGGCATATTTTTTAATAGCTAAAAGCTTCCTCGCGTAGTCGTTCTCTTTAATGGCCTGATGGTACTGGCTGTCCCATGAACCAGAGTATTGATTTTCTTTGCCAGAAATAACAGACTTTAGCGATGTCTGGGCCCACTGAACGCGAGCGACTTCTCGGTTCTGGGAGCGAAGCACATGAAAAGAAAGGCCTCCCAAAAGAAGCGAAGCTTCGGCGCACTCTTCAAGGGTTAATTTTTCTATGGAAGTTCTGTCCATCTGCATATATTCATGAACGGAGGGCTCATGGAAGTCAGCAGCATAGGAAGGTAGTCCTATGGAGGACTCGTACTCATCCAAAACAGAGTCTAGTCTAGCTAATTGTTCCGTTGCAGTATTCGGCTTTTCCACTCTTCGACCTTCTCATTAAACGGAAGTGCGACGTATGTAATATTATTATACTCGCACCATTCCTTTTTGCGCGCATCTCTTTTTCGTTGGTGAGCAAAATCCTGCGCAGACGTGTGAAACAAGGGATTAAACTTATAGTGCTGTTCTCCGTGGGCTTCTATTGCTAACTTGAGGGTGTTAATATAGAAATCAAAGAAGAGTCTTTCGTTTCTTGTGATCGGTATGGCTACTTCTTCTAGGATCTGGACCGTAGGAAAAAGTTCAACGAGAAGGTTTTTTGCTTTCAAGTGTAGCTTGGAACGAGGCCTTGTGTCATTTGCTTTTGTTACGTATCCTTGCAAATTCCAATTATTACTTTCATTGTTTAGGTCTCGAATTTTCACTTTTCAATTCCAACCATAGTAAATACTTCTTTTTCAAAGCTCTTATACTCTTTAGGGTTTTCCTCTAGGTAGGATGCGAGATTTACTTTTCCCTGAATCTTTTCATCGTTAGGAAGCTTGAGCCAAGATCCAGACTTGACAACAAGGCCGAAGTCAACCATAAGGTCGGCAAGCTCCATCTCTTTCCAGATCCCTCGACCATATTTGATGTGACTTGCAACCTTCTGTCCCGGCGGCCCGATGGCAGAGGTCATCACTTGCCAATTTACAGTCTGTCCAATCTGGGTATCTCCCTGCATGATGGGCTGCGAGTGGCTGGCATGTAGCTTAACATCCACTTGATACTTAAGAGCACTCCCAGACTTCTCTATTTTAGCTTTTCCACGACCAAACTTTTGAACGTTTGCCATCAAGTGAGTAATTCCCACTACGGTGACTCGATTTATAGGTAGAGCATTTGATATACGGCGGCAGAACTTAGCCAGTATTTTTTGTACACTCATAACTTGCACGTCTGCTAGGTCCCCTGTTAGCTCAGACTCGCTCGCCAAAGCCGAGAAGGAATCCACTACCGCTATTGATCCCGGTTTTGTGTGGACTATGTTGTCTATTATTGACAGATATTTTTCTGCTGAAAGAATATTGCCCTCGGTGGAGGAAATAATTTGCATTGTCTCAGCATTAAGATCAAGCCCACTAATGCCTTCTAAGTCCCGCTTTCTTAGCCTCCCCTCTATGTTGGCATAGTATACATCTCGTTCGTATTCTTGGGCGTTTGCGCAAAATGCAAGGGCTGTTACGGTTTTTCCAACCTTTTCTGGGCCTGTCATGATAAACAGAGAACCCTCTGGTACTCCGCCCCCCAGAGCAATGTCTATTTTAGGGCTTACGGAAAGAGTTTTGAGGGGGCGATCTGTTATTACTGAAGGATCATGAAGAACGTTACCGTATTCTTTAATAATATCCTTATTCATCAAGCTCTCTTAGTTTTGATATGATAGACTGTTTCTTGTTAGCACTTTTATGTTTTATGTTGTCTTCTTCAGGCACATCATAATTTGTTTCAGACTCTCTCTTTACAATCTCGCTGTCCTTCTCTTGAATTATACCATACAACATGGGGGCGCGAAGAGAATATGTCTTCCAGCACCTCTTATCTTTCAACGCAGCTATGATAGCGTCTGCCGGAAATTCTTTAAGGAGTTTGTTGGCAAGCGTAATTTGATATCTGTAATAATTACGCCATTCCTTAATCTCCCAAAACTTTATTGGAAGTTCCTTTTGGTCTTTCTGAGCCTTTTTTTCACAAATTAATTCAGTGATGTATTGCGGCGCAGAAACCCATCCTCCGGGAGAGTAGCGGGAGGGATATTGACTTTTGTTTGTTCTCTTTTTAGTCATGAATTGAGTGAATGGTATTGGCATTGTTGCGTGGAGCAACATGTCTTTCTCTTGCTGCATCTATTCGTTCAGAGCCAGCTTGAGTCATAATGGCTACCCCTTTATTACCTGTTCCTGTTTCGTTTATAATAAAGGTACGGTCTTCTTCTTGTTCTAAAGATTCTACATAGGTCTCTACCTCTTCGGCCTCTCTGCCGAGGGTTTTGGAAATGTCTTGTGCTGACATCTTATTGTAATGCATACCTTGGATGCAATATTTTTCTGCATCAGTCAACTGCTTTGCTTTTGATAGCTTTCCCATTATATTAATCCCTTTCTGCGTTGTTTAACCACGCGCTATTTTTAGTTTTTAAGAACTGAATGTAAAAATTAAAGACCTTTTCTGTTTCTTCTTTGAACTCCCATTCGGGCTTTCCAGCATGTCGCAATTGTTTGTTGGCAGTTCCTTCGCTATATAGCCCAATGGGGTTATACAGTTTTCCATAACGGCCCCTTTTTACAAAAAATTTAGGCTTAGAGTTCCCAACTATTGATTTTGCGTAAGCGTCTGGACTCTCTTGATTTGTTCTAGGGAAACCTTTTTCATCTAACCACTCATGTTTGCCAAAGATGGTATAAAAGAGGGTCTCTTGTTCTTGGAGTTCCTCTTTGTTCGATTTTTGGACATCTTTTTCTTTGTGTATTTTAAAAGTGCTCATTTATTTTTTCCTCGATCTTCTTTTCTTTTTTGTCTGCCCCGGCCATATAGGGGCATCTGTGGGGCGTTCCATTCTACTCATTCCAGCAGGGAGCTCTCTTCCTCCCTCTACTTTTTTTGTCTTAAACCCGCGTGCCATCTCTTCACATTTCGCTTTGCCATATTTTTTTGTCTGTTTGTCTGCATAATGCCCAAGTGTTTTTACCTCTGAAAGAGAAAGGACTACAGATGCATGTGTCTGATCTTCTTCAAAATTTCTAAAAACTGTTTTTCTTTTCCTGCAAGAAGGGCAACTTTGTTTATCGGTATATTCGTTCATACTGCACGCAATAGACCATTTGTGTGCGCAGCTTTCACATAAGAAACTATATTCTGGCATCTGGACTACTCAATCGTTCCGCTACAAACATAATTTTCAGTGTTAAGACATCCTTCACAATAAAGTTTGAAAGCACGTTTTCCCAATGATGTTTCTGCCAACTTGAGGTGTATGCTGTTGGGGCGTTTGAC